ACTGGCGCTCCGGCGAGACCCAGAAGATCAAGGTCAAGGCCGGTCGTATGAGCCCAGAAGAGCGCGAAGTCATGCGCGCTCGCCAGGAGGATGCCAAGCGCAAGGCCGCTGAGATCGCGGCCAACGCTTCACGCCGAGCGGCCAACCGAGCTGCAGGGCTGTTCAAGCGCATGCCCGAAAAGGGCAAGAGTGCCTACCTAGATCGAAAGCAGATCGTCGGCTTCAAAGTCCGTTATGCGCCCCGTACCGGCGCATTTTTGGTGCCCATGTGCAACGTGCGCGACCAGATCGTTGGACTGCAGGTGATCTTCCCCGCGAAGCAAGAGGACACCGGGCGCGACAAAGCTTACTGGCCCTACGGTATGTCGAAGGAAGGCGCCTTCCACTTGATCGGCCCACACCCGGAATCGGGCGAGCCAGTGCTGGTATGTGAGGGCTACGCCACGGGCGCAAGCCTGCACATGGCAACGTCACTGACAGTCGCCATCGCCTTCGACGCAGGCAACTTGCTGCCGGTCTCCAAGGCCATGCGCGAGCGCTTTCCCGGCTGCCCGCTGATCATCTGTCGCGATGATGACTGGAAGACCAAGCGCCCTAACGGCGACCTCTGGAACCCTGGCGAAGAGAAGGCTAACAACGCCGCGCTGGTGGTCGGCGGCCAGGTGGTGGCCCCTGTGTTCTCCTACGAGCGCGAGATCAAGTGGACCGATTTCAACGACCTGCACGTTTCCGAAGGTTTGGAGGCTGTCCGCCGCCAAGTGCTGGCGGTGGTCAAGCCTCCTGCAGCGGGGGGCTGGAAAGACCAACTCGCCCGCACCGAGAACGGCTCCCTGATCGCGCATATGCAAAACGTCGAACTGATCCTGGGCAATGACGAGCGCTGGGCCGGTGTCATCGGTTACAGCGTGTTCAGCTCCAAGATCGTCAAACTGCGGTCTGCGCCCTTCGGTGGCGGTGCCGGTGATTGGGCCGATATCGACGACATGCGCGTGATGAAGTGGCTCGCGCAGCAATACAACCTGCGGGTGAAAGCCTCCCATGTGATTGAGGCGGTAAGTGTGGTTGCCCACGACCACGCCTTCCACCCGGTGCGCGAGTACCTGGAGAAGCTGGAGTGGGATCGCGTGCCCCGTATCGAGACCTGGCTGACTGACGTGCTGGGCGTCAATGCCAGCGAGTACTCGGCCAAGGTCGGCAAGCGCTGGCTAATCTCGGCGGTCGCTCGGGTGATGCGCCCTGGCTGCAAGGCCGACTCGGTGATGATCCTCGAAGGCGGGCAGGGTGCCGGTAAGTCCACGGCCATGGGCGTCCTCGGTGGCGAGTGGTTTATGGATACGCCTTTCGCTCTCGGCGATAAGGACAGCTTCCAGGCGATTCGCGGCAAGTGGATCGTCGAGCTGGGGGAGTTGGACAGCTTCAACAAGGCTGAAAGCACCAAGGCCAAGCAGTTCTTCTCCGCGTCTACCGACACCTACCGCGAGAGCTACGGCCGCAGAACAAATGACGTGCCGCGCCAGTGTGTTTTTGTGGGCACCACCAACCAAGAGGAATACCTCAAGGACGCCACAGGCAACCGTCGCTACTGGCCGGTGTTCTGTAACAAGGTCGATCTGGAGCAATTGCGCGAGATCCGCGATCAGCTGTGGGCCGAGGCGTTGTTCTGCTTCGAGGCTGGCGACATCTGGTGGGTGACCAAGGATGAATCCTGGATGTTCGCCGAGGCGCAAGACGAGCGCTTTGTGGTGGATGAATGGGAAGGGCCAATCCTCGCCTGGATGGAAGAGTCGCAGATCGGCGAAACCGCCACCGGCAACGAGATCCTGACCCAGGCGCTAAAGCTGGACTTCGGTCACTGGGGCAAGCCCGAGCAGATGCGAGTCGGGGCGATCATGCACCGGCTGGGTTGGCGTAAGCGGCGCATGCCGGCATTGGCAAAAAGCGGTGTGCGGCCTTGGGCCTATGAAAAACCTGCGGGTTGGGGGCGTGCGTCTGCGTTGCAGCAGTCGGTCATCGAGGAGCCTTGCTTTGATTAAGCGAATCGACGAGATGCTCAAACTATGGGCGCAGGATCTGCACTCACCCATGCCGGAAAACATGGGCGGGCCGAGCGGCGGCAACATGATCGCCATGCTGATGGAATGCAAGGGCGAGTTGATACGCGGCACACGCGGCAGTCGGGTGCTGCTGGATGAATCGGCCGACATCGAGCTGATCGTCAACAAGCACTTGCCGCCGCAGCTGTCGGTCGTCGTGCGTGAGCATTACTGCAACCACGAAAGCTTCCTCTCGCAGAAGTACACCCATTGCGGATGCGGTCGGGATACCTACTACCAGCGTCTGCACGAAGCCCACCTGCACATTGCCGGCATGCTGATGGGGAAGGCTGCATGACCCCCGGCGTTACTCCGCGTGCCTCTGTCTTACTGTCCGCCCTTGTCCGACTGCCATTTAGCGCAGTTGGACAGGCGCAGGCCGCGCCGTTGTTGGCCTGTCCTACTGTCCAACCTTCACCCGCCCACGCACACATGAGCATAGCGGGCACGTAATCGCGCCCGTGGCGCGCACGCGTGCTTTTAACTTTCTCTCTATACACAAGAGAAAAGGAATAAAGGTAGGACAGTAGGGCAGAGCCCCGTATTCAGGCGCCTGTAGCTGTCCTACTTCGATCAAGAGTAGTGGGACAGGTCAGACGGGGCACCAGAAGCGATAGCCGACTGAATGCCTTGTACCTGCGTTGCACCTGCGTCATACCTGTATTGCACCCGTATTGCGCCATGGCATTAAAACTCCCTTGCTGCCACCGGAATCGACCTGTAAAAAGTACCCATCTTCGATAGGTGCGACCGCAAGCAGCGGGACACACCACCACACTGAACCCGGCCATTGCGCCGGGTTTTTTATTTTCCAGGATTCTTCCTCTCCAGCGATTCACGCAGGTGACACTTCAGGAATACCCCTGTTGCCAGTAAGACCAGCACTCCCAAGGCTGCAACGTTCAGTGTCAGGATTCGAAACAGAGTCATTGGCTCAGTACTGTTGCATAACAGGTAGAGGCTGTGTGCGTGGCTAATGACTAAAACTGCAAGGCCGCACCAGGTAGCGAAAATTTTCAGGTCAATCAGCCGCTGACCACTAATTGAGAAGTAAGCGAGCACGCCGGAAACAATGGCTGTGGCAACAGTAAATTTTTCCATTTCACACCACGAAATAATTGAATTGAGGGCCCGAGATTAAGGGCGTGCTGGAGCCATAACAAGGCTTCTCTCAAAGGTTAACTATGGTTCAAACATTAACTCGGGGAACTTAAACCGTGGGTTTAGGTGGTACCGATTTGGGGGTAGTGATGACAAACGAGCAGCAAGCGCTTATTGAGATGCCGGTCTGGATGGTGATCCTACTGTCCCTGGTCGGCGGGATTTCCGGCGAGGCATGGCGGGCCGACAAGGCGGGGGTAAGCGGCTGGTCTCTGGTCCGCCGCTTGCTGCTGCGGTCCGGGGCCTGTGTGGTCTGCGGGCTTTCCACCATGATGTTGCTGCACGCATCAGGCATGTCGGTACTGGCAGCGGGCAGTATCGGTTGCCTAACCGCGATGGCCGGCGCCGATGTCGCCATCGGCCTGTATGAACGCTGGGCCGCCAAGCGGTTGGGCGTGTGCGATGTGCCGCCTTCGGGCGGTGGTCAGGTGTGATGCGCTGGAGGCCATGGAATGCGTGGTCTATATCGATCCGCACCAAAATGAAGCACCGAAAAGCCGCCGGGGACCCTGGGGGCATTCGAGGGACACGGGGCATGAAACCCGCGGGAAAGCGTTAGCGGGTGGGCTGCCAGCTTACTGAAATTCAATCCATTGAAATTGAAAGGTTTCCATTGAAAAGCCGTTGAAAAGGAGGACTTATGACGGATCCACTGTTTCTGTCTAAAAGCGCTTTCGCGGCTCGCATCGGCAGGACGCCGAGTTATATCACCTGGCTCAAAGGCAACAATCGCCTGGTCCTGTCGCCGGACGGCAAGATGGTCGACGTGCTGGCAACTGAAGCGCTGATCGTCGAAACCGCCGACCCCAGCAAGGCCGCCGTCGCTGCTCGACACCAGCAGGACCGGATCC